GCATAATAGAAACAAGAATTAAGAACAGAACAACAGAAAAGTTTCTTTGGAATATGGATAAAGTAGAAACACGAACAGGAGGACTAGCACACGATAGAATAAATGAAAAAAAATAGAATACCAGGTTACTACATAGGAAGAAGATATAAGATTGAAGCTCGTAAAGTGATAGAGGATTTTGATTTATCCTATAATGTTGGAACGGCTGTAACTTATCTATTAAGGGCTGAAAAGAAACACGCTAGTCCTATTGAGTGCATACAGAAAGCAATTAATCATTTAGAGTTTGAACTTGATAAACTAAAGAGATGACATTATACACTTGTAAATGTGGAAACACTAGAGAACTAGGTAAAGTAACTATAGTTCACAGAGATGGTAATTGGGAAGCAATGGAAGCTGAATGCGAGTGTGGTCTTTATATGGATAGCGAACCAACAGAAGGAATACCAACTTTACAAAGGACAGAACCTAGTCTAAGCAAAAACAGAGATAACTTATGGGCAGGTGCAAAAGAAAAGCTAGTAGGCGAAAGAGGAATCAATGAATCCTTCGATTAAAATAAAACTAACAAATTTCTATTATATACTATGAAACTAAAAATCAACGAATTAAAACCAAACGAAAGCAATCCTAGAATAATCAAGGAAGCTAAATTTAAAAAACTAGTCAAGTCAATAAAGGACTTCCCTGAAATGTTAGAGTTAAGACCTATAATCCTAGACGAAAACAATGTTATCTTAGGTGGTAATATGCGTTACAAAGCTTGTGTTGCAGCAGGGCTAAAAGAAGTACCTGTTAAAATAGCTAAAGGATTGACAGAAGAACAGAAAGAAGAATTTATTGTAAAGGATAATGTAGGATTTGGTGAATGGGATTGGGATATTCTAGGAAACGAATGGAACAATGAAAAGCTAGGAGAATGGGGAATGGACGTTTGGCAACCTGAAGCTGCCGTAGACTATTCTGTATTAGAAGACCTAGACTTGGGAAGCACTTTATCAGAAAAAGAAGCAGGAGTAAAGAGAGCAATCCAAATAGAGTTTGAACCTGAGCATTATGACGAAGCTGTATTACTGATAAACACAGCAAGAAAGGCAGGGAAGAATGTAGGGCTAACTGTTTTAAATGCTTTCAAGCAATAGATGATTTGCTTTATACCGACTAAAGGAAGATTAAATACAAAGACTTATAAGTTGTTTGAATCAGAAGGTATAGAAGTAAAACACTTTATAGAACCTTCTGAATTAGATTTGTATGATGTTCCTAATAAAATAAATATAGAAAAAGATAATCAAGGTATTAGTTATGTAAGGAACTTTATGTTGAACTATGCAAGAGAGAATAATCACGAATGGGTTTTATTTTGTGATGATGATGTAAAATCTTTTGGTATATACAACGGAAAGACAGTAAAAAAGACATCAGGTATATGGAATGATATTTTAGAAAAAGCTAAAAAATTACCTTTTGAATTGATTGGAATAAATTATACTCAACACGCTTGGCACGAAAAGACAAGCTATTCTATAAATAAAAAGTATGTAGAAGTTTGTGTACTTATGAATGTAAAAAAAATACAATGGAATTATGTGACAGGAATGAAGCAAGATAGACAATTTTGTTTTGAAACTATAAGAAATGGATATGGAGTTTTGAAGTTCAATCATTTTTGGTTTTCTTGTCCTGATGTTGGAACTAATAAAGGCGGGTTGTATAATGAATATAAAAATAAAGATGATGAAAAAGCAGCAGAAAGATTAGTAAAGTCGTATTATCCTTATGCAAAGTTAGTAAGAAAGAAAGATAGAATAGAAGCAAAGCTAGATATAAAAGGATTTGCAAAGAGTTTAAATAAAATAATAAAATGAAAACAATTAAATTAGAGCAGGTAGAACATAATATAAAGATAGGAAAAGAATGCCCATACTATGAGCCAAACATTAAAGAGGATTGCTTACTAGAAGTTGATGGGGAGATAGTAGGTTTTTATATTAGAGATGTAAAGGAGTACAGCGAAAAGCTCAATCTATTGTTAGCAGTAGCCAACAAAGAGTTCAGGAGTGATAATGTACCTAAGACTTTGTTAGAAAGAAGTGATGTTATGCAGAATGTATATAAAAAAGGTATGACAAGAAAAGAAGCTAAAGCTAATGGAACAGTTCAGATGAGTTCTATATTAGGAAGTATAGCACCTAAAGCGCATATGCGTAGACCTTACCCAAACATATCATCAGTACACAGAGATAAGAAAGCACAGACATTTGTAAAGGCTATGTGGGGAGCTTGTTTAGAAGCTGAACAAATCGTAAAGCAATTAACACCTCACATCTATGAAAGACAACAAGAAATCTTTGAAGATATTAAAGATGAATGGAAGTTTGGAACAATGTACACGAGTAGTATATCTAACTTTAACATATCAGCACCATTTCACAGAGATACAGGAAACTTAATAGATACAGTAAACATAATCCTCACTAAAAGAAATAACGCTAATGGAGGGTGCTTAAATGTGCCTGACTATAATGCAACGTTTGAACAAGCTGACAATTCAATGTTAGTCTACCCTGCTTGGAAGAACGTACACGGAGTAACACCAATCAAACCAATAGCAGATGATGGGTATAGAAACAGTTTAATCTTCTATCCATTGAAAGCATTTAAAGGAATATAGAATGGACGAAAGTAGACACATAAAAAAGGAAAGCATCTTAAAAGCTTTAGAAAGCTCATTAGGAGTTGTAACAGTTGCTTGTAAGTCAGCAGATGTTCCACGTTCAACATATTATAAATGGCTAAATGAAGATGATAAGTTTGCAGAAGCCGTTAAGGATATTGAAAACATAGCATTAGATTTCGGGGAAAGCCAACTACATAAGCAAATTGGAGATGGTTCAACTTCAGCAACAATCTTCTTCCTAAAAACAAAAGGAAAGCGTAGAGGATATATAGAGAAGTCTGAGCTAGACATAACATCAGGGGATAAGGTAATCAATATGCCTGTAATAACATTTGTAGACACTGATACTAAATAAGAAATACAATCCACTATTTGAATCGGATGCTAGATACTTTATTATAACAGGAGGTAGAGGTTCAGGAAAGTCCTTTGCAGTTACAGTCTTTCTTACTTTGCTGACTATGACTAAAGGGATAAGAATACTATTTACTCGTTATACAATGGTATCAGCTCATTTGTCAATCATACCTGAGTTCTTAGAAAAGATAGGACTACTAGGGTTTGATGAAGTCTTTAGTATTAACAAGCAAGAAGTCCTTAATACAAAGAATGGTTCAGATATATTATTTAGAGGAATAAGAACTTCAGCAGGTAATCAAACTGCAAGTCTAAAGTCATTACAAGGAATAAGCACTTGGGTATTAGATGAAGCTGAAGAACTTATAGATGAAAACATATTTGACACTATTGACCTAAGTATAAGGGAAAAGGATATACATAATAGAATCATACTTATATTAAATCCTGTAACTAAAGAACATTGGATATACAACAGGTTCTTTGAGGAGAAAGGCGTTGAAGGTGGTTTTAATGGCGTTAAAGACAATGTATGTTATATCCATAGCACTTACCTAGATAATATAGTAAACCTCTCACAGAGCTTCCTAGAGCGTATTAAGAGCATAAAGCATACTAACTTTAAAAAGTACACGCATAAAATCTTAGGAGGTTGGCTTGACAAGGCAGAAGGAGTAGTCTTTGATAATTGGAGTATTGGAGAATTTAATCCTGATGGACTTCAAACTTCTTGTGGAATGGACTTTGGTTTTAGTGTAGATCCTGATAGTCTTACAGAAGTAGCTATTGATAAGAAGAAAAGAAAGATATACATTAAAGAACATATTTACAGAAACGGATTGAAGTCAAATGAACTTGCTCAAATCGTTTTAGATAAAGTAGGGCAAAGTCTGATAATAGCTGATAGTGCTGAACCAAGACTGATAGCAGATTTAAGACACTTAGGGGTAAACATCAAGCCTGTTAAAAAAGGAACTATTGAAAGTGGTATAACTAGGATGCAAGACTATGAACTTATCATAACTCCTGAATCAACTAACATAGCCAAAGAACTGAACAATTATATATACGCTGACAAAGGTTCTAAACTTTATGTAGATAACTACAATCACGCAATAGACGGAATAAGATACAACGTCATTTACCACTTAGACAATCCAAACGCAGGAAGATATTTCGTTCAGTAAACTAAAAACAATAAATTTCTATTATATAGTGTATGAAAGTTAAAATTAAAAAAGAAGGTAAAGTAGAAACATTCAAACTAATTAACAGTTGGGAAGATGTTACTCTTGAATTATGGTTGAAACTTATTGACTTTGA